CTTCATTGGTCTGACCTTTGTTGCTACCAGAACTGGTGTTGCGTTTGAAGAAGTCGTTGGTAGAGTTTGATTATAACAAGAACACACTAACGGAGTTTTTCAAAAATGGCACAGTTTAGAGACAGAACAATTGATGATTTTAAAGGCAAGTTAGTTGGTGGCGGCACCAGACCTAACCTATTTGAAGTTAATATTCAGCTTCCAACAGGTCTTAGTGTAAGCAGCGACGGCAACATTCAGGAAAAAATGAGATTCATGGTCAAAGCTGCACAACTTCCATCTTCAAACATTGGTGATATTCAGGTTCCTTTTAGAGGTCGTATTCTTCATGTTGCTGGAGATAGAACCTTCGAACCTTGGACTGTAACAGTCATGAATGACACTGACTTTTCTATTCGCTCTGCGATGGAGAAGTGGAGTAACGCTATTAATAAGCATGACGATGATTCGGGTGTTATTGATCCTAACGTTTATCAAACAGTCGCTGAGGTTGATCAACTTGGTAGAGCTAGAAACCCTGGTGTAAGTGGTGGCGCCTCGATTCCTATTCTGAGAAGATATGTATTCAAGGGCATCTTCCCAACTCAGGTGACCGCCATTGATCTAGATTATGGTTCAACCGATCAGATTGAGGAGTTCCAAGTGCAGTTCCAAATCAACTGGTGGGAAGCCTACACAGGAAGTCTCGCTCCTGATCTGACGAACTGATAAATACCTTTATCAAGGTATAACTACTATAAAATGGCTTCTCTGTTTGGTTTTTCTATTGACGATTCATATAAGAAACCAGCCAAGACCGTAGTCTCGCCCGTCCCCGAAAATAACGAGGACGGGTCTGATTATTATCTTGCGTCTGGTTTTTATGGTCAATATTTGGATGTAGAAGGAGTATTCAAAACTGAATATGATCTCATTCGTAGATATCGTGAAATGGCCCTTCACCCAGAGGTTGACTCTGCTGTAGAAGATATCATCTGTGAAGCTATTGTATCTGACCTGAATGATTCCCCTGTAGAGATAGAACTTTCAAACTTACAAGTCAGTGATAAAGTAAAAGATATCATTCGTTCAGAGTTTCAATATATCAAAGAGATGTTGGACTTTGATAAGAAAGCTCATGAAATTTTTAGAAACTGGTATATTGATGGTCGCATCTATTATCATAAAGTCATTGACCTTGCAAAACCAGAGGAAGGCATCAAAGAGTTAAGATATATTGATGCACTTAAGATTAAGTATGTAAGAGAACAAAAGAAAAAGAATGGTGAAAATCTAAACGCCGCTTTGAATCGTTCTGCATTCGATAATAATCCAGAGCAATATGATTTTCCTGGCATCACTGAGTATTTCATCTACACTCCAATCTCCAATCAGAATAATCAATACGGTTCTGTCGCAGTCACTTCACAACAAAAAGACACCGTAAAGATTGCAAAAGATGCAATTGCATTTTGCACTTCAGGATTGGTAGATCGTAACAAACATACAGTTCTTTCATATCTTCACAAAGCAATCAAAGCTTTGAATCAATTAAGAATGATCGAAGACTCTCTGGTTATTTACAGATTGTCACGCGCTCCAGAACGTAGAATTTTCTATATCGACGTAGGTAATCTTCCTAAAGTCAAGGCGGAACAATATCTTAGAGAGGTAATGAGTCGTTATCGTAATAAACTCACCTATGATGCTAGCACCGGTGAGATTCGTGACGATAAAAAGTATATGTCAATGATGGAAGATTTTTGGCTTCCAAGAAGAGAGGGTGGTCGGGGAACAGAGATCACCACACTTCCTGGTGGTCAGAATCTTGGAGAGTTGACCGATGTGGAGTATTTCCAAAAGAAACTCTATCGTTCTCTTCAAGTGCCAGAGTCAAGAATGAATATTGATAATGGTTTTAGTCTTGGTCGTTCTTCAGAGATTCTTCGAGATGAACTGAAATTCACCAAGTTTGTTGGTCGAATGAGAAAGAGATTCAGTAATCTGTTTCATGATATTCTGAGAACTCAATTGATTCTGAAAAATGTCATCACTCCAGAAGACTGGGACAAAATGTCAGATCATATTCAATATGATTATCTCTATGATAATCATTTCTCCGAATTGAAAGATGCGGAGTTGATGCAAGAACGTCTTGGTCTTCTTGCAACTGCAGATCCATATATTGGTAAATATTTTTCTGTTGACTACGTTCGTCGTAAGATTTTACGACAAACAGACATGGAAATCTTAGAACAAGATGTTCAAATGTCTGCAGAAAAAGAGGCAGGTATCATTCCTCCATCTCAGGAAGAGATGATGATGGCTAATCAAGCTGCACAAGCGACTGGTGGAATAGGTAATATTCCACAAGACATGGAGATTGATACTGATTCATTCGAAGCTCCTGAATCTCCTGGATTACCCAAAGGTGGGGAAATATAAATAAAAGATAGGTATAACTTTTTATCTTATGGATGAGTTAATGGATTTGATTATCGCAGACGAATCTCCGTCTGAGATTAGTGACACAATTAAAAACGTTCTCTTTGCCAAAGCTGCAGAGAGAATTGAATATGCAAAACCTTTCGTAGCTGACTCTATGTTCGGTTTTGCCGATGAAGAAGATCTTGGTGAATACGACACAGAAGAGGACGAGTAATGGCACATTTACCAGTTGGTAGTGGTATTAGTTTCAATACCAGCACCACATCGGCACAATCTGCACAATTTAGTGTTCAATCTGACACTTTGAGAGTTGTCGCATTGACAGCAAATGCTCACGTTGTTATCGGTTCAAACCCAACTGCAACCAATGCAGATTATTTTGTCCCTGCTGGTAGTTCTGCAACTCTTTCATTAACTCCTGCATCGATTAATGTCGTTGGATTTGAAACTGGAACAACAACCACTATTGATTTACCAGAAGGAACAGGATCTCCATTTACTGTTGGTGATCTGATTACTATCACAGGTGTGACTGGTGTTGCTGGATTCAATACGACTGCAACCATTGCATCGATTGATAATAGTTCAAACACTTATGGATATTTTTCAGAAAGAATCACCACTAGTCATGACAGTAGAGCTTTGACAGCCGCTAATATTACTGGTTTAGGAACTGCTATTGCAAGAAAAACTTTGGTAGTTGCAGCAATCACTGATTCTGGAACAGGTAAATTATACGCACAACAAGTACAACTCTCAGGGCAAGCGTAATGAAACTCATTACAGAAGAAATCGAAAAGGTTGAAGTTATCGTTGAACAACGCAACGGTAAGAGAAATTTATTCATCGAGGGTATTTTTCTCCAAGGTGGAATCACTAATCGTAATGGAAGAATGTATCCCGTCCAAACACTTGGTCGTGAAGTGCAAAGATACAGTGAAAATTTCATTCAAAAAGGTCGTGCTCTTGGAGAACTGGGTCACCCCGATGGGCCTACTGTTAATCTTGACAGGGTTTCTCATAAGATTGTTTCTCTTCGTCAAGAAGGAAATAACTTTATTGGTAAAGCTCAAATCCTTTCAACTCCAATGGGTAAGATTGCTTCATCTCTTCTTGATGAAGGAGTTCAACTTGGTGTTTCTTCAAGAGGTGTTGGTTCATTAAAACCAACTAATGAAGGATACAGTGTAGTGGGAGAGGACTTTACTCTCGCTACTGCTGCTGATATTGTCGCAGATCCATCTGCTCCTGATGCCTTTGTAAATGGAATCATGGAGGGTAAAGATTGGGTTTGGGATGGTGGTATTCTTCGTGAGAGAATGGCAGCAAGAACTTATAAGAGAATTAATACTCTTACAGATCAAAAAAGACTTGATGAACAGAAACTTAATCTGTTTCAGGATTTCTTAGTAAATCTCTAATTTATAAATAAATATAGTTTAATTACAAGGTTAAATCGGAGAGTTCAGATGTCCCGTAAGAGGAATTTACAAGAAATGGAGAACGCCGTGACCAGAGGTGCTGCACCTGCTGAGCCAATGCAAACGATGGCGGGTGTAAGTTATGAAGATCTCGGCGGCCCCACTCCAGAAAACTATCGTCCAGACGATGATTCTGCTAAACTCAATGTCGCTAGTGCTGGCGATGGAGCTTATTCAAGAAATCTTGCTTCGGTAAAAGGCGTCATGGCTAAAACTAAGATGGAAGAAGTTGAAACCGAAGAGGAAGTTATCGCCGAATCGGAAGATGATGAAGAGGAGCTTATCGAAGCTGAAGATGAGGGTGAAGAAGAGGAGTATGAAGAGCTTCCAGAATTGACCGATGAGGTAGATGTAGAAGAGGATGTAAATGCTCTTCTCGGTGGAGAAGAACTTTCCGAAGAATTTAGAGATAAAGCAAAAGTAATTTTCGAGGCTGCTCTGAAGTCAAAAGTAGTTGAAATCAGAGAAGCCCTGGAAGCCCGTTATGAGGCTCAACTTGTTGAAGAAGTTGAGGCCATGAAGGGCGAACTCATTGATCGCGTTGACTCCTATCTGGAGTATGTCGCTGATGAATGGGTAACTGAAAACGCCCTTCAGATCGAACAAGGTCTTAAGACCGAAATGACCGAATCATTCCTCAATGGAATGAGAGGGCTTTTTGAAGAACATTATGTAACAATCCCTGAAGATAGATACGATGTTGTCGAGAGTATGGTAGAAAAACTTGACGAAATGGAGACAAAACTCAACGAGCAGATCGAAAAGAATATTCATCTCAACCAAAGACTCGCAGAGTCGGTTGCCGATGGTATCCTTGCTGATGTCGCTGAGGGTCTGACGACCACTCAGAAAGACAAGCTCGCTTCACTTGCCGAAGGTGTTGAGTTTGAGAGTGAAGAGTCTTATACGGAAAAGCTGATGACCCTGAAAGAGTCATATTTCAAGGCTGTTCCAAAGAGAAGTGAGTCGGAAGTCCTGAGCGAGTCTGTTGATACGCAATCCTATGGCGATGCAATGTCAGCATATATGCAGGTACTGTCCAAGTCAGTTCAGAAGTGAACTTAACATTATAAGCTAAAACACACACTTACAAAGGTAAACGCAAATGTTCCAAGCCGAGCATCTGCAGGAGAAGTGGGCGCCCCTCCTTAACCACGAGGGTCTTGATCCTATTAGAGATCACCATCGTAAAGCGGTAACCGCTGTCCTGCTTGAGAACCAAGAAAGATTCCTGAGAGAAGAGAAGTCTTTTCTCTCTGAAGCCCCAACAATGTCAGTTGGCAACGGTGGTTTCACCGGCGGTGCCACCGCGACTGGCCCTGTTGCTGGTTTCGACCCCGTTCTGATCTCCCTGATCAGACGTTCAATGCCTAACCTGGTCGCTTATGACCTGGCTGGCGTGCAACCAATGAATGCCCCTACTGGACTCATCTTTGCGATGCGTTCACGTTATGTTGATGGCACCAACGCTGATCGTAGACTTGGCACCGAAGCCTTCTTCGATGAGGCTGACACTGCATTCTCAGGTCAGTCATCGGCCTTCAACAATACCAGCGGTTTCTCTAACGCTGCAACTGGTCTTGGCACCACTGCTCAAAGTGGTACAAACCCAGGTGCTCTCAACCCTTCAACTAATGCTACTCAAATTGCCTACGATGTAGGTCAGGGTATGAGAACCGATGACCTTGAGAACCTCGGTTCTACTGCTGCTCAGCAGTTCAACGAAATGGCTTTCTCGATCGAGAAGGTAACCGTAACTGCTAAGTCACGCGCACTGAAGGCTGAGTATTCACTCGAACTCGCTCAAGACCTTAAGGCAATTCATGGTCTGAACGCCGAAGCCGAACTGGCTAACATTCTCTCTACTGAAATCCTTGCCGAAATCAACAGAGAAGTTATCCGTACCATCTACAAAGTTGCTGAGACTGGTGCTCAAGTTAACACCGCTCAAGCTGGTACTTTCAACCTGGACGTTGACTCCAACGGTCGTTGGTCGGTTGAGAAGTTCAAGGGTCTGCTGTTCCAAATCGAGCGCGATGCTAACGCTATCGCCCAGAGAACTCGTAGAGGAAAGGGCAACATCATCCTGTGTTCTGCTGACGTTGCTTCAGCTCTGACCATGGCTGGTGTTCTGGATTATACTCCTGCCCTTAACGCTAACCTGAATGTAGACGACACTGGTAACACCTTTGCTGGTGTTATTAACGGTAAGTATCGTGTCTACATTGATCCTTATGCCGCCAACAGTGCTGCTACGCAGTATTATGTAATCGGTTATAAGGGCACCTCGCCTTATGACGCTGGTCTGTTCTATTGCCCATACGTTCCTCTCCAGATGGTTCGTGCCGTTGGCGAAGACACCTTCCAGCCCAAGATTGGCTTCAAGACCAGATATGGTATGGTCGAGAACCCATTCTCACAAGGCACCACTCAGGGTAACGGCACTCTGACCGTTAACGCTAACCGTTATTACAGAAGAGTTTCCGTAACCAACCTGATGTGATATAATATTCCTTGTGTGAAGGAAGTGCAAGAGGGGTCTTTGACCCCTCTTTTTTTTATCTAAATACTTCTAAAACATATAATGTCTCAGACACCATTTACAAAACAGATATCCAACAGGAACTACATGTCGCCAGTTGGATTCAAGTTTATTTTATCAAAAACACCAAAGGTTGATTTTCTTTGTCAATCTGCAAATATCCCTGGAATCAGCATGGGAACCGCAGTGCAACCCACATATCTGAAAGATATTGCTGTGCCTGGTGATAAAGTCCTTTATGATGATTTAACTCTTCGATTTTTAATCGATGAGGACATGCAAAATTACTTAGCTATCTACAAATGGATCACTGGTCTTGGATATCCAGAATCAGTCGAACAATATGGTAATTTGAGAGATGATGATCCATATTCAGATGTTAAAAATATTGAGCAAACTGATCCAAGATACTTTGAATTTTCTGATGCAACGTTACAGATTCTCAACAGTAATTATCAACCAAATGTTTTAGTTAAATTTAAAGATATCTTTCCAACTTCATTAACAACTCTGGAATTTGATGTCTCAGAGAGAGACTATGCATACTTCACGGCTCAAGTTTCGTTCAAGTATACAATTTTTGAAATCACTGATAAAAATGGTGTTAGACTAGACAATAAACCGACCATTGGCGATCCTAGATGACTTTAACTCTTGAATTGATTCAGTCGATGTGGGAAGACGATTCCAAAATCGACATAGATAGTATGCATGAAGAGGCAATCAAAGTTCCACAACTTCACGCAAAATATCACGATATGATGAACAACTTAATACTTTTGAAAGCGAAAGCAAAACAATTACAAAGAAACATTCGACACGATAGATACGAATATTTTTCAGGAAAGTCCGATCCAGACGTTTATATCGAGAATCCATTTCCGAAAAAGATCCGCGACAAAGATACAATGCAAAAGTATCTTGATGCAGATGAAAAACTTTCAGAAGCATCAATGAAGATTGAGTATTACGATGTGATGATTAATTACCTCGATAGTATCTTGAGACAGATCTCCAATAGAACGTATCAGATTAAAAATTCTATTGATTGGCATAAGTTTCAAGCAGGTTATTCATGACGCATCTGGTTATCAAAAAGAAAAACGAAGTTTATCTTACAATACAATCCGAACCACACGTTTATCACGAACTTTCAGACTACTTTACATTTGATGTGCCTGGGGCAAAGTTCATGCCCCAGTATCGTAATAAATGGTGGGACGGAAAGATACGTCTTTTTGATTCCAAAAAAAATGAACTCTACGTAGGGCTTGTTGATAAGGTTTTATCTTTTTGCAATCGACAAGAGTATACCTATGAATTTGAAGGAAATAAGTTCTATGGTCTCCCCCTTGAAGAGAACGATATGGTGTCGCCAGAAGGGGTTGCAGACTACGTAAAACAGATCTCATCATATAAACCTCGCGGCTACCAAATAAAGGGTGTATATGACGCTTTAAAAAGTAATCGTAAGTTACTAATCTCACCAACAGCTTCTGGTAAATCTCTGATGATTTATTCAATCGTGAGATACTTTATTGATAAACAAATGAATATTCTGTTGGTGGTGCCGACCACTTCTCTGGTGGAGCAGATGTTCAAAGACTTTCAAGATTATGGTTGGGATGCAGAAAGTTATTGTCATAAGATTTATTCTGGTCGAGAGAAGATTACAGATCAACCAGTTGTGATCACAACTTGGCAGTCAATTTATAAATTAGAAAAGTCATTCTTTCAACGATTCAATGTCGTGATCGGCGACGAAGCACATTTGTTTAAATCAAAGTCATTGGTCAGTATCATGACCAAACTTCTTGATTGTAAATACCGATTTGGATTTACGGGAACACTGGATGGCACACAAACACATAAGTGGGTTTTAGAAGGTTTGTTTGGCCCATCATACAAGATTGTCAGCACTGATGAATTGATGTCCAAAGGTTATTTGTCAATGTTGAACATCAAGATTCTAACACTCAAACACTCCCCACGAAAGTTTGATAATTATGAAGATGAAATTCAATATTTGATTAATCATGAACAGAGAAACAACTTCATCAAGAATCTAGCACTGGATCAAAAGGGAAACACTCTGATTCTTTATAGTCGAGTTGAAACGCATGGGCAACCTTTGTATGAACTCATAAATAAATTCAAAGACGAAGATCGTAAATGTTTCTTCGTTCACGGTGGTGTTGATACAGAAGATCGAGAAGAAGTTCGAGCCATTACAGAAAAGGAAGACAATGCAATTATCATTGCTTCATATGGAACTTTTTCAACAGGTATCAACATTCGCAATCTTCATAATGTAATCTTTGCATCTCCAAGTAAGTCAAGAATTAGAAACTTACAAAGTATTGGTCGTGTTCTCCGTAAAGGAGATAATAAAGTTAAGGCTACACTTTTTGATATTGCAGATGATATCACCTATAACTCTTCAAAGAATTATACTCTCATACATTTAATGGAAAGAGTGAAAATTTACAACGAAGAAAATTTTAATTATGAAATACATACTATTCCGTTAAAACAATGTCCGATGATTTCTTAGCAGTTATCAAACTTATATCAGGAGAAGAGATTATCTCCAAGGTTTCACATCTTGAAGATGAGGATAAACTTCTGATTGAATGTCCAGCAATGATGAATTCTTCAACCAAAGCCTTTGGTGTGAATGTTGTCAAAATAGAACCTTGGGTTAAAAGTTGTAAAGAAACCATATATATACTGGACATGAATAAAGTGATCACTATCAGTGAGGTCTTTGACAAAGAAGTCACAAAGATATACAACAAGTTTGTGATGGCTTATTATTATGATACTGAACCATCTCGCACTAACAGCATTACGAAAGAGATGGGGTATCTCTCCTCAGTCACTGAAGCTCGAGCTTCTCTAGAGAAGATCTTTAAGAATAGCTAAGTTTTATCTTTTCACCCTTAACAGAGTTATTTTAATCATATTCGAAGGTCTTGTCAAGCCCCGAACATTAGTGTATAATAATGTTATGAATGATAAACAAACGAAATGTCGATTTTGATGCCAAAGACGAGAAGAAGATCCGAACACTACGTCAATAATAAAGAGTTCCTTGCAGCGATTATTGAATACAAGGATAAGGTCGCTTTGGCAGAGATACGAGGAGAACCAAAGCCTCGTATCACAAATTATCTGGGTGAATGTTTTCTGAAGATCGCAACTCACTTATCATACAAACCTAACTTCGTGAACTATATGTTCAAGGATGATATGATCTGTGATGGTATCGAAAACTGTGTGCAATACATCAATAACTTCAACCCAGAGAAGTCATCAAATCCATTTGCTTATTTTACTCAAATCATTCATTTCGCCTTTCTTCGTCGCATTCAAAAAGAAAAGAAACAACTGGAAATCAAAACTAAGATTCTTGAAAGATCTGGTTATGATGAAGTGTTCTCTGATGATGGCATGATGGGTGGGTCAAGTTCGGATTATAATAGTATCAAAGACGCTGTTCAGACGAGGATGTATTATCAGTGAAGGTTGCCATTATTACAGACCAACATTTTGGCTGCCGTAAAAATTCTAAGCTCTTTCACGATTATTTTCTAAAGTTCTACAACGAAATCTTCTTTCCTACGTTAGAGGAACAAGGTATTACCACTGTTGTAGACATGGGTGACACCTTTGATAGTCGTAAAGGCATTGACTTCTCTGCATTGTCTTGGGCAAAGAATCATTACTATGATCGTCTACAAAACATGGGTGTGACTGTTCACACTATCGTAGGAAATCATACCGCATATTACAAGAACACGAACGACATCAATGCTGTCGATCTTTTGTTACGTGAATATTCGAATGTTAAAGTCTACTCTAAACCAGTAGAAGTAACTTTGGGTAAGACAAAAGTCGTGTTCGTCCCTTGGATCAATCAAGAGAACGAGAAACAAACACACAAACTAATTGAGAAAACAACTAGTAAGTGTGTGATGGGTCATTTAGAATTCAATGGTTTTCGTGCTCATCGTGGCCACATCATGGAAGATGGTATGGGAATCGAACTGTTTTCTAAGTTTCAACGTGTGTATTCTGGGCATTATCACACTCGTTCCAATGATGGAAAAATCTTCTACTTGGGAAATCCTTATGAGATGTATTGGAACGACGTGAACGACACTCGTGGTTTTCACATCTTTGATTCTGATACTTTAGAGGTCACACCATTTAATAATCCACATCAGATGTTTTATAACATCTATTATGAGGACACTCCGTATCAGATGATTGATACCACAAAGTATGAACAGAAGATCGTCAAAGTCATCGTTCGTAAAAAAACGGACATCAAACAGTTTGAAAAATTTATTGACAAACTGTATTCCTCCAACGTTGCTGAACTTAAGGTTGTCGAAAACTTTGCTCTTGTAGAAAATGAAGAGTTCGAAGCTGAGGAGTCGGAAGATACAATATCGATCCTGAATAGATATATTCAGGAGGCCGAAGTTGAACTCGACAAATCAGTCATTACAAATATTCTCCAAGAGGTTTACAAGGAAGCGTGCGAGGTTGAGTAATGTTCATTCTCACTGTTAAAGGTTTTGAAGATGACGGTGCATACGCACTGGAAAGCAGTGAGGGTGACAAGATTCTCCTTTTGTTTGAAGAGGAGGATGATGCAGTTAGATATGCTCTTCAATTAGAAGATCAAGACTATCCAGAGATGCATGTGATTGAGGTTGATGACGATAGTGCCATCAACGCTTGCGAAATGTTTGATTATGAGTATAATGTTATTACCACTGACGATATCGTAGTCCCTCCCAAAGATAATGATTTGCTTCAAAAAAATAAAATGGCGTAACTTTCTTTCTACTGGGAATCAATGGACTGAAGTTAAACTGAACGAGACATCCACCACGTTGATCATCGGAACAAACGGTGCAGGCAAGTCAACAATTTTGGATGCACTGACTTTTGTTTTGTTCAACAAACCGTTTCGTAAAATTAACAAACCACAACTTTTAAACTCTACCAATGAAAAAGATTGTTTGGTAGAGATTGAGTTTTCGATCGATTCCACCGAGTGGATTGTTCGTCGTGGAATGAAACCAAACATCTTTGAGATTCACCGCAATGGTCAAACTTTAGATCAAGCTGCGGATGCAGGGACTCAACAGAAGTGGTTAGAACAAAATGTTCTGAAGATGAACTACAAGTCATTCACACAGATTGTGATACTTGGATCATCAACATTTGTGCCGTTCATGCAGTTACCAGCTGCAAGTCGAAGAGAGGTGATTGAAGATCTCTTGGATATCAAGATCTTCTCTGCAATGAATAACATCATCAAAGATAAGATTCGTATGATTCGTGATGATGTCAGAACTCTAGAACTGAAGAAGACTTCTCTAAGAGAAAAAGTTCAGATGCAAGAGAACTTTATTGAAGAACTAGAGAAGAGAGGAAAAGACAGTATCAAAGAGAAAGAGAATAAGATTGATCAACTGATTCAATTCCAAGATAGTTGTTCGACTGATAATCAGACAATCAACTCCAACATTGAACGTCTGGGTCAGACGATGGAGGGATTTGCTGGCGCATCTGATAAACTTAAAAAACTCGGAACCATTCGTGGTAAGATTTCGAGTAAAGTCTCGATGATTACCAAAGAGTATAAGTTCTTTACAGAAAATACGGTGTGCCCTACCTGCACTCAGACGATAGAAGAAGAATTTCGCTTAAATAGAATTACAGACGCTCAAAATAAGACAAGGGAGTTACAATCAGGGTTCATAGAACTCGAAGATGCAATTCAAAAAGAAGAGGAAAGAGAGCGTCAATTCCTTTCACTCTCCAAAGAGGTAACTAAACTAACGAATGAAATTTCTCAAAATAATATTAAGGTCTCTGGATATCAGCGACAGATCAGAGATCTTGAATCAGAAATTCAAATTGTTGCCGCCCAACTTGAAAATCGAAATACTGAACATGAGAAACTAACTCAGTTCAATGAAAACTTAAGAGACACCTATGAAACATTAGGAGAGAAAAAACAAAGCATCCAGTATCACGACTTCGCTTACTCCCTTCTCAAAGATGGTGGTGTAAAAACCAAGATCATCAAAAAGTATCTTCCACTTATTAACCAACAGGTCAATAAGTATCTACAGATGATGGATTTTTATATCAACTTCAAACTTGACGAGGAATTCAACGAAACGGTTCAGTCACCCATTCACGAGGATTTTTCATATGCATCCTTTAGTGAAGGTGAAAAAATGAGAATCGACCTGGCTCTTCTCTTCACTTGGAGAGAAGTTGCCAGGTTTAAAAATTCAGTTAACACCAATCTATTAATTATGGATGAAGTGTTTGATAGTTCACTTGATGGTTTTGGAACGGAAGAGTTCCTCAAGATTATTCGATATGTCATCAAAGGTGCAAACATCTTTGTCATTTCTCATAAGGATGGGCTTCAGGACAAATTTGAAAGTGTCCTACGTTTCGAAAAGATCAAGGGTTTTTCGCGTATGATACCCTAAGAACCATCAGAACAATGACCACTCCAAACTGGCAGCACCACAGTAAGAAGGATCAAAAACGTCGTTTGAAACCACAGGCCCTGCGACAGGCCAAAGCCAGACTGGCACACTTCAAGAAGTGTCACAAGACCTCCCCTAACAAGGGAGGTTCTTCTGTATTGTATGTCCATACGATTCAAGTTAAATGACAGTCCGTCACGAAATCAAGTCCCAACTCGCCAAACTGCTTGCCACTGAAGATCTTGTGGTTGAACACAAGAAGGTGCAGACTGCTTGTTTTAATGTTCATACTCGTGTTTTGACTCTGCCAATGTGGGAAAAGGCTAGTGGCACGGTATATGATCTTCTGGTGGGCCATGAGGTCGGCCACGCCCTTTATACGCCCGATGAGGACTGGTTGAAGGAACATAAGATTCCCCCGCAGTTCGTGAACGTGGTGGAAGATGCACGTATTGAGAAACTGATGAAACGTCGGTATCCTGGTCTCGCCAAGACCTTCTACGGCGGGTATAAGGAACTGTCTGATGACGATTTCTTTCAACTCAAGAACGGTGATCTGAACACCTATAATCTTGCAGATCGTGCAAATCTGTGGTTCAAGATTGGTAACTTCGTAAATGTTCCAATTGAACTCGGTGAAGAAACAGAAATCATCAATATGATTGCTGATACAGAAACATTTGCTGATGTGTTGATTGCTGCAGAGACACTCTACAAATATTGCAAACAAAAACAAGAAGAGCAAGTTAAGATCAATCTGGATTCTCTTGAAGGTCAACCAGGTTCTTCTCAGTCTCCTGCGTCTGATTTTTCTGGGCAAGAGGAAGATGAGAATGATCAATCCGAATCCACTGATGATAATGATTCTGATGACAATCAGGATTATCAAGGTGAAACCACCAACTCCAATTTAGGTGGTGAAAAAAATCAAGAGCTCGAAGTCAAAACAGCTGACTCTCTTGAGGAAGCTATCAAAGAACTTGCGAGTGATCAACATCATGAGAATGTTTATCTTGAACTTCCTAAATTGAATCTCAGTAAAGTGATCGTTTCCAACGATGAGATTCACTCTCGTTGTAGAGATCATTGGGATAGTCATATTGAGAAGATTGATTCTACCTCTGAGTTTATCTTCGGTGACATTGACGCTCAGTTTAATGAGTTCAAACGATCCGCACAGAGAGAGGTTAACTATCTGGTGAAAGAGTTTGAATGTAAGAAAGCTGCAGACTCTTACGCTCGTGCAACCACAGCTCGCACTGGCGTTCTTGACTGTTCCAAACTTCACACCTACAAATATAACGAAGATCTATTCAAGAAAGTTACCACTCTTTCTGATGGTAAGAATCATGGTCTCGTGTTTGTTCTGGACTGGTCAGGTTCAATGGGTGACGTGATGATGGATACCGTCAAACAACTGTTTAATCTGATCTGGTTCTGTAAGAAAGTCGCAATCCCATTCGAAGTTTATGCATTCACCTTCGACTATCCTCTGATCTCTTATGATGAACAGGGTCGAGCTAACATGCGTGAACACTCCTATCAGAAACGTGATGGTCTGATTCAGGTTGGTGAATGGTTCTCGATGATGAATCTGTTGACCAGTAAAGTTAATGGTAAAACTCTGGATGATCAGATGAGGAATATCTTTCGTCTCTCCGATTGTTTTCGTTTTGGTTCTAATAGTCGTTATTCCCCACCTGTCGGCATGAATCTGTCTGGAACACCTCTAAATGAGGCATTGATTTCTCTTCATCAGATTTTGCCTAAGTTTCAAAAAGAGAACAAGGTGCAGAAAGTTCAGTGTGTGGTTCTGACTGACGGAGAGGCTTGCATGACTAAGTATCATCGTGAAGTTCAACGTCACTGGGAACAAGAACCCTTTATGGGTGTCGCACATATTGGAATCAATGCTTTTCTGCGTGATCGTAAGACTGGAAACACTTACAATTGTGGCCCTGAATGGCACAGTCTCACTCGTGTTTTGCTTCGCAATCTTCGGGATGTGTTCACCAATATTAACTTCATTGGTATTCGTGT